GGGCTTTTCCTGCTAAAAGAAAAACCTTATCCCAAAACCTCGATTTACTATCCAACGACACCATCATGAGGCAGCAAAAGGATATAAAAAACGTCACTAAGGTGAATATCGGTAGCGCTACTGCTAATTTTTGCCAGAATTCCATTTTGCTTCCTTCCCCGGCCTCAGCCGGAATAGATGTAGAGGGTTAGAGGGCGCAGATAGCCAAGAAGTCTGGCTTAGCCAGTTCTTTCAACTTGTCCGACAACTCGCGGCTGGCAAATTCGTGCGTCCACAATGACTCGCCTGCCAGTTTACTTGCATACTCCTGCATGTCTGAAAACGATCCGCACAGTATTCCTGTAAATACACCAATCACTGCTGCTTGTTCCTTAGTCAGTCTTTCCATGTGTTGCCTCCTGATGTTTTTTAAATGTAGACCAGGTTGCTAATTTTTGCAAGTGTAATATTTTCCACATTCGCACTTGACATATGACGCGGCTATTGCCATACTCAATTCATGATTATTCGCAAGAACGAACTGCCCGACTACTTGAAAAAGAAATACGGGACTGCGGTACAGGTCTCTGAGGCGCTTGGAGTGAGCCGGAACAGCGCAACCCACCTGCTCGCTGGACGGTTTTTCCCATCCGACGATTCCCTGCGAAAGATCGGCTTTGAGATAGCAGCCGTGACGGTAGCAAAATGACAGATATCGCATGTGCAGGTATGAGCGTAAGCATCGCCATAGCTTTGGGTGCGCTTTCTATAAGCTTAGCGCTTGGGCGCGTTGCCGCTGCAATAGAAAAGGGTTCCAAATGACCACAACCGATCCGCAGTTCGCCAACATGCTCCGCGTACGCAAGCATTTGTTCGCAGCCGAGCACAACCGCCTCAGCGCCCTTGCCTGCGACGGAACACAACTTGACCGTGCGCTTTACCTGCGTCGCCAGCGTGACTTTACCTACCTCGCCAAGCGTGCAGCCCGTACGGTGCCTGAGATTTACGAGCTTTACCCAGAACTGAAGGAGGCGTGATGCGATATCGCGTGCAGACAATACACAAGGCCGACAACCAGTGGTATGCCGAACTTCTGCCGCAAGAAGAAATCCAGTATGTAGATGCTGGCGATTATTATTCCGCAGATGTTTCCGTATCAGTGCCGGTGTTTTTCTCTCAGACTATTGGGATGAAGTCAGGGGACATCGTTGAGATGTCAGTAAACATGAGGAAGGTCGCATAATGGAACGCGCAACCTGCTCTGACTGCAATCTCATCCTGGATGAGTGCAAATGCCCGCCGGATACGTTCTGCAAATGGTGTCAATATCCGATTGTGCAGGATGGAGAATTTTGGTCCAAGCCCGTCAATTCGGAAAATCGCTTTATTTGTCCGAAAAGCAGATATTTGATAACACACGAACCGGAGTACATTCCAACATTCGAAGATAAGCTCCGCGAGGAGAACCAGGTAATGCGCGAACTGCTGGAGCGGTTCGTGAAGGCGGATGAGGAAGCCTTAGTAGTCGCTGCTACGCCTGACAAAATGCGTAGAGCTTTTTCCATTCTGTGCGATGACATTGTTGACGAAACCCGCGATTTTCTATACGCCACCAAGTAGTCCGACACTACCAACCAGAGGAGGCACAGAGATGGGCAAGAGTATGAAGGGGCACCAGCCGCAAGCCAGTAAGACGACGAGCTGGGTTACCCCGCGCGCGATCTTGAACGCCTTGGGAGAGTTCGATTTGGACCCCTGCACACCTGATGAGATGCCTTGGGATACTGCCGCAAAGCGCTACACGGTAGCGGACGACGGATTAGCGATGCCGTGGTTTGGAAGGGTTTGGTTGAATCCGCCGTTCGACAAAGCGAACCGCTGGAATTTCCTGAAACGCATGGCTGAGCACGGTAATGGAATCGCCTTGGTTGCGGCATCAACCGAAGTCAAATGGTTCAAGCAGTGGGTATGGGGTTATGCAACTTCGATCCTGTTCCTATCGGAAAGACCTTACTTCCATCATCCGGACGGCACAAGAGGTACTGCGAATTCTGGATGTTCGATCTGCCTCGTCGCTTACGGACATAGAAATAGCCGGAGCCTAGCGTCTAGCGGTTTGGGATTCCACCTACCGATACGCGCAGTTTTGGAAGATTGCCCCAGATGTGACGGCATTGGATGTAACGCATGTCGAGTAGTTCAGTAGCCCCACCCAGAGGAGAGAAGACGATGGCCTGCGAACACGGCTCGAGCGGATTCAATGATGAGCACTTCGAAGACGCGATTACACTCACTTTCTATTCCGCCTGCGATTGCTGCGATGGGCTCATGCACAAAGACACCCCGTACCAAATGCACTCCGATGGGCGAACGCTCTGCTTCGTTTGTCGAGATGAATCAGAACCAGAGACTTTACCGGCTGAGTGGTAGCCGTCTAGCGCACCAGAGAGAGCGAGGGTAGAGATGGCGACATCATGTGAAGTAAGACTCGGAGGCTATGAAGGCGACGAGGACAACGATTTCAACTGCTGGACTCAGACAACGAAGTGCGGTCACAAGTGTTTTGAGTGCGGCAAAACGATTCCTGGCGGAATTGCCCATGAACGCGCTACATGGTACGACGAAGACCGAAAGCAGCGAACCGTATTTACCTGTGCCGTGTGCGCCGAAATCGCATGGGCATTCTACGACTGCCGCCTATATGGGCACCTGTGGGACAGCATGGACGAAGAGTTTGGCAAGGTCACCACGGGATGCTTCACGAAGCTGAGAACCCCTGCTGCGAAGGCAGAATTTCAGCGCCAATGGATGAAGTGGGCTGGACTTGTACCACAGGCAGTTTAGAGAGCGAGGGTAAGGAAGATGATACGAAGATACGATTGGAACACGGGCAAGGAGACTCCGAGTGGCGAGCATGTAATGTACTCCGATTATGCCGCGCTTGGGCTTCAACTGGAAGCAGCCCTCACCGGCACCTACAAAGCCGTTCAGATGGCCAAAGAGTCCTTTGACAAGCTACAGGCCACCTTCGATGAAGTCCTGGCGCAGAAGGAAGCGCTGGAGAAGGAGCTGGCGATTGCGAAGCGTTTGGTTGAAAGAGCGACTCACTTCATGGACGGACGTTCGGCATGGACCAAGAACGCTAAATCCTTTCTGGAGGCACCCCATGAAGCCAAATGAGAAGAGGTTTTATACCTTCAGCAGCTTACAACTGTACGCAATTGAGGCACTTGGTCAAGGCGCTCATGGGTTCCTTATACATCCACGGACTGCCAGATCCCTCGTTAGCCATAAGTTGATCGAGCCGAATGGCCCGATGGCATATCGGCTCACCGAACGCGGAACGAAATTATTCAATGCCTTGGAGGTTCCAGTTGAAGCCAAATAAGCCCACGCAAGAGGAAGAAGAGCGCGCTGCGTTTGCCAGAGAGAACCGCGCAAAGTGGCCTAACAATTCCACCCAGCCCACGGTAGGCGAGCAGACCCACAAACCAGCGGTCGAAGGCTATGAAGATCATGTCTCTTATATCCGCTGCACCTGTGGACAGGAATTTCATTCTATGCCGGGTAAGGGACTAGATAATTACCGGTCGTTCGACCAGCACTGCAAACAAGGAAATGCCTCTCCCACTCCCATTCCGATAGGCGAGCAAGCCGAAGGAATAGTTACCTGCAAATGGTGCGGAACATCGGCTGACGCCCAAGTTTGCCCAGAATGCTTCGCAACCCTGAATGAGACCGGTGTGCAGATTCTCGATCCCTTGACCGCAGACGAAATTGCCGACCGGTTAGGAGAGATCCACAAATACGTGCAGCTACAAATTAACGATAAGTGGGACTGGATGAGCGCGGCGTTCTACACCGAACAGCTCCGCACCTTGTCGAACATGGCGTCTCCCATACCTATTCCGGTGGGTGAGCAAGCGGAACCGTTTTGCCTTTGGTGCGGTGACGAACCTGACCATAAATGCGGAGATGGGCATTCATGTGGAACCTGCTGTGCGATCTGGGGAGGCCTGACGCTCGAAGATCCGCATGCTTATAGCTGGCTAAGTGAGCGCGTGAGGCCGCGCATCGTTGCTGCCCTTGCTGAGGTCGAACGATTGAAAAGGGAGGTATCGAATGCAGAAGAAAACTGATCCGGTAGGCGAGCAGAGAGTCAGCGACGAGGCCTTCGATACGTGGTATCGGGAAAACGGCGAGGAAACCATGACCAACATCTTGCGAACCTATCGGGAATCGGCCCGGATCGTTTGGGATGCAGCTTTATCCTCCCAGAGTGCTGCCGTAGCGGAAGAGAAGGCAAACCATGCCAAAGGTTAAGCCGCTGTCGGATACGCTAAAACCCGATGAACTGGAAATGCGATCCATGTTCGCAACGTCCGGAAGTGAGCGGGAACTCCGTGGCAAGATGCTGTTTTCTGTCTGTAGCCAGTCATACAGTCACTCAGGCCTCATCGAAGTTGAAGTTGGAGCGGATGGCCTAAACATTCGCTGGATGGGTGAAGAAGAATGGCAACCGGTCCTCTGGCATGACCTCGTGCTCTTCGCCGGATCTATAGACAAGGTGTGGAAAGAGAATCTTGAGTGGGAGCGGGAACGAGCCTACAACGAAATGGTGGTAGGACTGGCCATGGCTGAAGCAGCTCAGGCAGATTGGAACCGAGGGAAAATGAAAGTTATGGCAGGCCAGCAGGAAAACGCCGCTCCCGCTGCTGCCGTAGAAGATACCCGCACAGCCCTCGATTCCCTCGCTCAGGATGAAGTCAAAGATGGCCTGTATGACAAAATTCTGATCGCAGTGGAGGACGAGAAGTGTTCCTGCGGACATAATAGAAAGCACCACATGAACGAGAAAATGGATTTGTACGGGTATTGCGTAGCTTTAGACTGCAAATGCGCTTCATATAACCCGCCGTTAAATATCGGAGGCACTAAATGAGAAACCTACTGCAATTCTTCCTCTACGCTTTCGCGTTTATCCAGGCTGCGCGGGAGATGGAATCATGGGAAGCCTACGAAGATGGGCGCTCGGTGAAGCTGGGCTATGTGGCTTCGGCTGCGGAGGCTGTTCATGAAGCGCATAGATAACCCTGAATTCTGGTTCCGCGTGATGTTTGCGGGGATCTGCGCGGCTGTGGTGGTGCTGGTGGAGGTGTACCGATGAAGAGATCACCTATCAAGAAAGTACGCGCTAAGCCTCGCCCTGGTCGCGTCAAGGGTGCAGAGATGGCCGCGCTGCGGGATGCAAGCTGGTTTCAGCATAAAGGGCTGTGTTGCTTTTGTGGACAGTACGTGCCGCATGAAACTTTCGTGCTTGCCCACATCCGCGCTAAGCGACGCCATGGAGATCATCTGGAGAACGTGGCCCCAGCCCATGGTTATTGTCACGTTTTATCTCACAATTGCGACGGAAAACCGTGTCCGGCAAAGGTGAAATACGATGCTTAGGCTCTCTATTCCAGGGCATCCGCCTAGCGTTAACCATTACGTGAAACACATCGCTTTCGGCAGGTCGGTGAGGCACTACGTTACACCTGAGGGAGTCTCATACAAGCGCACTGTGGCTTATATCGCTGACGGACAGACGGTTGCTCCAGAAAGCGACAAGGAACGCAAGAAGACCCGCTACAGGCTCAAAGCAACAGTATTCTTAGGCACAAAGAAGCGAGGTGATGGGGATAATTTCTGGAAGTGTATTGGCGATGGCCTTAAAGAAGCTGGCGTGATCCATTCTGATGCTGCGGTGGATGAGTGGATCATGATAATTGACCGCAGTGAACGCGACAATCCCCGTACGGAAATAGAAGTTGAAAGGATTTGAAAATGCCAGCAACCGCGCATGGAATATCGCAAGAGACGTTCTACCAATGGCTGGCGATCTATGAGAAAGATCTTCCAGCCGACAAAGCACCCGCAGCATGGCTGAAGTTCTGCCAATGGAACAAGTACGGTAACTAAACGCTACAATCGCACAGGAGATCATATGAACCCAGAATTCGAAGTTCACATCTTAAACGAAGCAGGAATCGAGAAGGCAAAGGCAATCGCAGAGTCCTTTGACGAGCTTCTAACTCACCTTAAGGGCACACTTCCCCAGGGCCGTTACTTGTCCCTTGTCAGTACAAAGCTCGAAGAAGCATCATTCTTCGCAAAGAAGGCCATGGCATCATCCCCAGAAAATCAAAAGGAGAAGGCATGAAACGAGCACTCGCAGGCTTGGCCCTGAGTCTCACGCTTATGACAGGATGCGCCCATAACGCTTCTGTCGGTTCGCCTACGTCCACAAGCACCCCGTACCAGAAGGCCGCTGTTGGCATGAGCAATTTTGCCAGCGACGTGCAGCAGGTACAGACCATCGAAATCAACCTGTACAAGGGCACAGCGGTGTCCGCAGACTTCCACCGTACGTTTCAGTCGTCCATGAAGCAGGTGAGTGTCTACGGGCCTCAGATCGATGCCCTGATTGCTGCTGGAGCTGCCCCTGCAACCATCCAAGCCAAGATCTCAACCGCGCTTGGCCTGGTATCGAATATCCTGCTTTCGACGAACACGCTTGACCCCAACACCGCCGCCCAGCTCAAGGTCGCGGTACAGGCACTCCAACTGCTTCTCAACAATGTCTCGCTGTCACTGAACGCGACGACTTCGGAGGTAACACATGGATCCAGCACAGATCGCACTGCTTTTGGAACAGCTTATTTCTCTCGGGTTTACTATTTACCAGCAGGTCCAGGCACAAGATACGACTGGATCGGTAAAACCACTGGCGGATATCTTATCCGAGGCTGATGCCAAGTTCGCCCAGATCGGCGCAACGGCTGATTCGGAACTGGCCAAACTTCCATCAGAAAACGCCTGACCTAGAGCAGGGATGTAAGCAAATAACTGACTCCAGCCCCGCCCTCAGAAGCGGGGTTCTTTTCTGACCACAACAATCCCCACGGGAGGCGGCTTGAGGCACGAAAGTCTTTGCTTCTTTAGTATTTCTGCCTCTTTAGCTTTGCTATGTTTGAATAGCTTCATGGCTATAGCGTAATCTCTTGGCGAAAGCTTAGTGGAGCCATCCCACTCCCGTATGCGCTGCGATATGGTCGTTTTCTTTTTCCTCATAAATCTCCTTTAAGACGCACCCATTCCCTATGAGCAAAGCTCAGTCTTGGTACTTACGTAGGTAGAAGAAAGAGACTCTTGATCGGTAAACTCAGCTTAGTATGCCCCTTGCGGGTTTGCTCATAAGACCGGGACGTATGGGTTTTAGCATGATCGATTACATGCCCGGAGCCCGGTTTTCGCTGAATTACCCTTTCATGTGGTGCCTATGCCACTAGTCTTTGCTGAAGCAAGCCGTTTTTTCGTCGGTAAAGGTTATTGTCTTGCGAACCAACCGCTCGATATTCTGAGTGATTTCTTCTACGTCAGCAAGACTATTGCAACATATCTGGCATCTCATGTAAAGTAGGAAGTGCGGGGATGCCAAGATTTCTGTCGGCGTCAGCACCCTCCTAAAATCTTGCAACCTCGGCACCCCGCACACTTTCCCTTCCCAAAACACAAGAGAAAACCCCAGCGTACCTTTCGGAAGAGGCTGGGGCCGTGTTGGTATGATTATATCATGACGCCTATAGGCTTCAGATGTTTCTACTGGTTGCCTTAAACACGAAAGCCCCTCGGACAAGGGGCAAACGTGGAGTAGCAACATGGAGCAACAATGGTGAATATACGATACCACATTTATATCTTGCCAATCTTCAATTCATGCGCCTATTGTGTCGCCATGACAAACGACGACTTCTACCCGCACGCAAAAGCATCCGTCCGCATGTGGCGCTCCTGCTTCATTACCGGCGCATTCTTCTACGCTATTCTGCTGGGCTGGCTGGTAAGTTAGGCATTCTCGTCCATGAACCAGATGAGCGCAAGCATGGAGAACACTGCTGCTACCACGCCCAGCACGGTCGCTATGGCGTGCCAGTTCATTTATCCACCACAGGTACTGCCTTGGGATCATCAGGAATCGCATGAGCAGCCACCACCTGCGGTTCTGCAATGCCAGGTACCTTTGCCAGCACAGTGTCAGGGTCTTTCTGAATCGCGCCAATCCAGATCTTGCCCACCACCTGAAATGCGCCAAGCCAGAGAACATGTTTTGGTGCAATCAGCGAGTTGAGCGGAGGCGCGAGGAATGCGGCCGAAGTCGCCAAGGTTGTGGTAAGAATGCTGGATACGGTGGACTTCCAGCTTGCAAATGCGTTTTGTAAGCTCATACGGCCTCCAGAAATAGCGCTTTCTCTTTCCCTCTGCGATTCAACAGGCCCTGGCTGATATTGTTTCCAGACCAGATCCATTGCAAGAACTGAAACGCCGCGCTTTCGGTAGCACCCTCGTTCAGCAGGTGGAGCAGCGTGGATTTCGCCAAAGCATTGACGCCAACATTGTAGGTAAACGATACGAGCGCGTCGAACTGGTTCTGGTTGATAGGCACTTTGACGAGAGCATTTACCGCTTCCTCAGAGTGCTGCAAGTCGGCCTTGAGCAGGTCTTCTGCCTCTTCCATGGTGATGTGCTGGCCCATCTTTACGCCGTACGTGGTGCCGTATCCTATAGTAGGTATGCCTGCGCTGTCCTTGTACGCGTCGGCGCGGAAGCCTTCGAAGCTGCGAACGAGGGCTATGCCCTTCTCAGAGATGTTCACCTCTTAAACAGCCCGAGAGCCTCAAGGGTACCCACGATGCCGAGGCCGATATAGACGTACGTTGCTATCTTGTCTTGCTTATCTGAGATTTTCCCTTGATTCAACTCGATCTTGTCCAAGGTTTTCGTATTCTCTTTATGTTTTTCGTCGATCTCGTGGCGCATGTCCACTAAATCCTGCTTAGCGTTTCTCTCTTTATGCGTATCTCGCATGTCGATGTATGCCCTTAGCCGTTCTTCAAGCGGGGGCTTACCGTTTCCAAGGATGGCATGTTCCAGCCTCTTCACCGTGTCATTCACGCGGAACCAATCCTCGTCACGAATCTCAGCCACTTACCGCTCCGAACATGGGATAAATTTCTTTTCACTCGCACTTGCTACCTTTAAGTGCATTATTTTCAACGCCAAGACAAGACCAATCATGAGCAGCAAAAGTAGAGGGCGACGCATCTCCAAGCCTCCACGAAATTTAGAATCAGCCCTTCCCGATTTTACGGCGCGATTACTGCACTTTCCGGGCTGCACTATCGTACCATTTCGGCATGACATTCGTAGAGATTTTGAATACTGTGGCCAACCTATTGCTGTTCGGCCTTATGATCTGGAGGAAGCCGCGACTCCCCACGCTTTGGGTGTGGCAGATCGCTTCCATTCTGTTGATCGTTGCGCTCGACTGCTCCCGGAATACGTCCGACTACGCAACGGTATGGTGGGGCGCGGCGCTACTTGGGATGATACTGGAATTTGGTACGCTCGTGGAGCTTTTAGAGTCGCGCTTCTCCTGGGTGAACGAAGGCGCAATCATCCTAATGATTCTTCATCTCTTCTTCAAAGGTGCAGAGCATTACTTCTGGCGTGATGATGAAGCATTCGCATGGCAACTACGTCATATAGCCGTTGTGCTAAACGAGATTCTCGGGGGATACTTGTGCTTGCTCGTCTATTTACATCCCAAAGGAGAAACGTATGTCCTGCGAAGACAAAAAGCCACAGGAACCGAAGTTGCCAAAGCCTACCGAACCAGTAATTCGCCCGCTCACTGACCTGGATCCTCCCCCACCCAAGGGCGGACACCCCGTCAATAACGGGTAATAGCAAGCGCCGCCGGTATGGGGCGCTGCTTATTTGTTGGAGGTTTTGCTCAAGAATGTGGCCTTATCCATCATGTACTGGTTGGCCAGCCCGCCGAGCTTGAAGGATTTGGAACCTTGCACCACATTCCATTGCGTTGTGCCATCAAATGAGACCGGCATCGAGTCTGCTGTCACATAAAGCGCACATTTACCGCCCGACGTGGCATCGTAGGTTCCGCCATTGACTTTGACTCCTGTAGCCGCTCCTTCTACCGTGATCGAGCATCCAGATACGTTGCTTACGGTCTCGCGCGTATAGGTGGCTCCGGTGCCTCCTTTGCCGTCCAACCCGTTGATTAACGTCCCGCCCGTTCCCATTGCGAGATTGAAGATCTTGTCATCGTGCGCTGTACCGTTGACGCCGATCTGTAAGCCAAAGCCGCGCCCATCGTGGATGGAGTTGTAGGCAGCATCGTCGTTCGGGCAGATGGCCGTGATGCCGCCCTCATTGTTCGAAACGTTGTTCTTGTAGAAACCGTTCTTCGAGCAAGTTGCGTTATAGTACCCGCGATCCTGAATACCCATCTGAGTGACGGTCTGAACCGTGTTCCCCTGAACGAGAGCGCCGGTGAGACCTCCCAGCTGGATACCAGCTTCGTTATAGTCAAGACCTACCGTGTCATCGATACGGCCGATGTAGTTATTGGTGATCTGCACGCCGGTGATCTGCGGGGCACCCACGTAATTGCAGGCGAGGACACTTATTCCAGAGTATCCAGTGTGATCGATGATGACGTGATCGATGATAAGCCCGTTCGGATTGACAGTTTTCGAACAAACTGCGGAGATTCCCGGTCCGGTGGATTTGGTGACGTAGATGTAGGAGATCTTTACATTCTGGTGATTGCCGACAACGATGCCACCCACGATCGTGGGAGATGAGCTACCGGAGCGCGTGAACGTGCAAGAGTCGCAGGGGACGATAAGCGGTGTGAACCAACTGCTTTTGCCATCCAGGATGAGCGTGTCGCCCTTTTTCATTGCAGAGGTAGCCTTCACGAGCGAAGCGAACGGCTTGGCAGTATCTGTACCTGCATTGAGGTCGGAACCACTGTTGCTGACATAATAGGTAGCGCAATAGAGAGGTGCGCTGGCAAGAAGAAGAAGAGCAAGTTTACGCATAGAACCTCACTGAATAACTCTAACGTTGTATGTTCCGCTCGCTGGAGTTCCTGCAATCAGAGCGGATATGCGAACAGTCGCCACGCCTGTAGTGAGTACCGCGCAGTCAATATTGAGGCCAACTGGCAGAAAAGTACCGTCAGCGCGTGTAGCAACGCAATTAGACCCCACAGAAGCTCCGGTCACCGCTGCTGTACTGGTTATGCTCGTTCCAAGGACAACCAAAGCCCCTCCGAAACTTGCTGTAGACCCAAGGATTGGGGAGAGGAGGTGATCCCAAGACCATGAACCGACCGAATTATCGCAGATCCAGAGACGGCCATTCGTCGCATCGGTCTGGATGTAAGCAACACCTGCAAGATTCGTAAGGCTGCACGTTTTTGTTGGCGCTCCCGTGCCGAAATACAGCGGAGCGGCTAGACCTGTGGTGGCGTCCTGTGCCGCCACTGCATGCTCGTCGTGCGCAATCGCAAGCATGATGACTGCGAGAACCAGAATCGCCAAACCACCGATAAATCTCCGCATAGTGCCTCCCTGTTCTATTTCGCGTACCAGAGTGTTCCATCGTAAGTAAAGGTGTACTGAACGCCAGCCACCGCCGTCATTGCCGCTGCGATATTTCCACCGGTTACAGTTGTCCATGCTCCATCCGCGATGAGCGTAAGAGATCCAACAAATCCAGCATAGGGTGGAGTTATGGTGGAAATGCTCGATGTTCCCGTAACGTGCGTTACCGATGCAGTCGGAGCAATCGTGGAAGCTGAAGGTATAGCGGTACCGAGGCTATTCGTTGGTACCGCGCGATAGGTGTATGTGCTCTGCCAGGAACATCCTCCGGTCGAAGCACTTGTGAGCACCACTTTGAAATATCCTGTGGCCCCGGGAGCTACCAGGGTTCCTCCCGATATTGCTTCAGAGTTGATTCCCGCCATGGTTATGGTGAAGGCTGTCGGATTCTGAACGCGGTACACGTAGCCGGTAAGTCCTAAGCATTCCGGAAGGCTCCATGTCGCTGCGGCGGTGACCGCCGCTGTCGTGAAGTTGTCGGCCGAGGTAAGGGCCTGGGTGGCCGAAGTATAGACCCCCGGGGATGTCGCTGTGGTTCCGTCAGCCGATAGGATAGCGCGGGCGAATGTAGGGCCATACGTGCCCGTCTGGAGTGCGGCTGAGGGATGAACGCCATCAGGGAAGTTGGTGGTATTCGCTGCTGCTCCGTCTGCCCCAAGGACAGGGTTGGCCGCAATATCAATCAAGTTGTAACTCGCTGCGGAGGTACTGGCCCTAACCAGTGCGTTGTATTGATTTTTGAGAGAGTCGCACGTAGAGCCAGAATTAACTCCGGCTCCATTTCCAGTGCGGGAAAGCATGGTTCCAAGGAATACTTGATTCGCTCCCAGCTTTTTCAAGGTGCGGACACCGGCAAGAACGTTCTGCCAAGCTACGGCCAGCGTGAAAGAAGAACCGGACTGGCAGAGATCATTTGTTGCCGCCGACCCCATGTACCCATAGATCCTTCCTGAAGAGTTATCGAAATACTTCTGGTAGGGCTGGAGACCGGTTGCGATCCAAGCGGCCATAGTAGATCCGCCGATAGCAGGAATCAGGGGAATGTAGGTCGCGGACGATAGTCCTGTATTTGCCGTCGTGCAAGGTGGCTGGTTGGAATTGACGCCTGCTTCGATGGACGTTATCCCGCAGAGGATGCGGACGGTGGCGGAAGTGTAGTTGTTGACGAATGAACCGATCTGGAAACCCTTGTTCGTGACGACGTTATTCCAAGCCAAGGCATTCTTATTAATTAAGGCGGTCATGTTGGTCTGCGAGGTTGGCTGCGTAGAGTAGACCGCGAATCCCAAGAGGGTGCCGTTCTTCATGGCGCAGGTGCCGAGTGTGGTGCAGCTCGTACCCTGAGATCCGAAGACAGCAAAGGGAGCACCCGTTGGCATGGTAACGGAACCTAGGCTGGTCGCCCCCACGATGGTGGTCAATTGCTGCGTGTTCACATAAGCCCATGTGTTGGTTGTGCCGCCTGAGAAAGTCAGTACTTGCACCTGATCTCCGAGGAGAGCAAGAGCCTTTAGGGCGGACGCGCCATGGTAATTGAAGATCTCAGCGCCGAGCGTGTTCACTACAGTCTGATCGCCAGCAAGCCAAAAGGAAGAACCGCCAGTTGGTACGGAACCCAGACCGGCGAATACCCGCCCACCCGTGGAAGTCGCGGCGGCGGCGTTTACCGAAGAGACGACCTGGAAGGTAACGGGGGTGGTAATGGTCGGGCAGGAGATGTAACCGGTGTTGGTGTTACCGGCGAGGAGGGTCTTACCCACCCATGCCGGATCGGTGGAGGCGGAACCGGTGATATTGCATACCGTTCCGTTGATGATTCCGGTAAGGGTGGTGCCAGAACCTTCGTGGAGGTCGAACACGTCCACCAGAGTTGCGTCCGTGTTATCGAATGTAGGAAGGGATTGACCTGAGTCCGCCAGGCCATTCCCCGCCGGATTGAAAATGGCGACGTTGCCCGCAGTTCCTGAAATGCTGCCCGCAGTGGAAAGTATGTAGTTCGTTCCATTCCACGTGTAGCTGGAGGAAGGAAGGGTGTTTTCATCTATCACGGGCACGGAAATGGCTCCCCCGGTGACTGCCGAAATGGTGTCGGTGGGGGTAATGGCCTTGGGGACGATGACGCGACCACCGCCATTGGCAACACAAGCTGTTACGGCCTTCTGTATGGAGTCGTAAGGAGCGGTAAGGGATGCCGAGGAAACCACGTAGCAGGTGGTGTTCTGCTGGCGCACATCCATTCTGCCAGTTCCAGAATTGAGCTTCCACGTACTAAGAGAAGAGCTGTTGGACGTAGCAATAGTTCCAGCCAAAGTAAGATTACCGTCGATTCCGACGTCAGAACCAAAACGAGATGGAAGGCTAAAGAATGCTCCATATGCGGTCTGTACCGAAGCAGTGCCATAGGCGATTGTGCTGGCGTTCGAGATGTTATAGACCGGAGCGATGGTGGATACGCGGGCAGATGTCTCCATATAGCCCCAGATAATAGCCCCAACAGTTTTGGCGGATGCGGTTGTTCCGTAGAATCCGCGAGTCAGGCCAAGGAGGTGTGTAGCGTCGATAGAAGACCAGCAAAATGACTCAGCAAAACCAGAAAGAGCGACGTATCCGCAGCCGCTGGACGGGAAGCCCGTAGTGGAGGTTACCGTGAAGGAAGTATCAGAGGCAGTAGCAGAAGCCGAAAGAGATAAGGAGGAAGCTGTGGCGAATAAGTAATTCGTTTGGGAGGCGCATGCAGATCCGGCACAGTAGGGGTTCGCACCGCCTACAAGAATGGTTTGGCCAAGCGCATTTGTGCCCAGCAGCGGAGCGGAGACGGGCACTGCAAGGCCATTGATCGCCGTGGCATTGGCTGCGGTGGTTGCATTGGCTACTGTGCCTGATGGAATCACATAATCCGTACCGGCAGCAGCAGGAGTGCACCCGCCCGCGCCGTCACCCTTCTGGAGGCCAGATCCTGTGGTGATGCAACCCGTTCCACCGCCGCCACCGCCGTTGAGCGGTCCGCCACCGATCTGCGCAATCAACGGAGAAGCCAGAAAGAGAAGTGCAAACATAAATTTCATAGTGCTCCTTTGATTTACCAAGTGGCCATCGCTACGCGGACCCAGGTGTTTGTTGCAATCGCATAGCAGTGGTATGCAATTCCGGAAATGACACTTTCTCGTATTTCACCCGTCACGCCAGTTGCTGTACTGGTGGTCGGACAAGGCAGAGAAAATCTAAGCGCCCTGATGGTAGTACTGCCATCATCATTGAGAGATCGAGACAGATTAGGAGCCAACATGCTCCACGATTCAGGGCAATTCCCTGGCCCAGAACCCGAGAATCCCCCAAACTCTAAATGCAAACTGTTGTCCTGGATGAAGACTCCGGAACCAGAACCTCCGCAGTAATATCCTTGCAAATGAGGGGTTATTCGCCATTGCTGATAGGCCGAAGGGAATCCGGAGGCAATACCTCCCACGGAAGCCATCCTGAATCCGCGTGAAACGATGTACGACTCGCTTCCCATGGGTGTGCCAACGGTTCCATTGCCTACTACCAGGTCAAACCCACCGTTATTGTAGTTGCTGGTCAACCCTCCTGTTAATCCGGCATCTCCTGATTGGTTGACCGGCGTATAGGGAGCGGCAACGATTTCACGGCTACCATTGGTACCGACGAAGGAAATGGCCTGCGCGGTAGGCTGGCTCACATTACCCGTACCCGTTCCCTGGTAAAGCGTAGTGGTATTGATCTGCCCATGAGCCATTGATGCAATACCAAAACAAAGAAGTAATAATTTTCTCATTAGTGCCCCTTAGCTTCCCAGCAAGCATGTACAACGTTGGTGATATTGCTTGCGCCGCCACCGCCGATAAGCACCGGGCATGTGAAATTGACCGTAAATCCGTTCACCGATATCGCGGAGGCATGGCACTCGATGGGATAGATCGTGGAACCATCAGGATTATTGTCGGGTGTGCAAGTAACGCTTGGAGCCACCGTAAAAGCGCCGCCAGGAAACGTCACGGACACCGCAGATTCGGATACTCCCGTAGGCGAAGCAGCGCTTACTCCCCATTTCATCTTTGTGCCATCGGGGAAAGTCAGCGAAGATCCGTTGCTATCGTCCACGCGAGCAGGAAATGTTGCTCCATTGCTTGCGGAGGTCAGTCTGCCCAACGCATCGACGGTGACCGTAGCCGAAGTGTAGGTGCCTGCGGTAACGCCTGAAGGCCCAAGACCCACCACGGTAGCCGGAATGGTGGCATCGTCCGTAATCACGAAAGGCGATAGGAAGTTCAACGAGGGTCGCTGCGTTTGCGCTGTACCTGCCGCGTCCACTTCCTGATAGAAGAACTTCGTCTTCGGATTGACATCGACCACAATGCGGCTTAGCGGGTAATCGGGAAGGTTACCAAGCGGAATCGTGCCAGTGATGTCGCCCGCGCTGATCGTGGTTATGCCCGATATCTGGTCTGCCGTCCACTGGATAACCCCATTCGCGTCTTCAAGCACGAACTTGTAAACGAGATTCCCCAAGAATAATGCAGCTTGACCATTTTCATCCAACACGATTGGATTCGTCTGCGCGGTGCCGCCGCCAGCATCGGTATACGTAGCCTGCGGGATGAGCGTTCCTGCTGCATAAGTGAATAGCTGACCGCCAACGAGTGGCAGGCCGTCATTGTCGGTAGCCTTGAAAACTGGATCGTAAAACGGAATCAAAAGGCTCATCGCTTGCTCCTCAGCCAATCTTCTAGTCGCATGCCTGCGCTGGACATCGCCTTACCACCACGATACAGGCCTGTAGCGACGGCAGTCTTTGCGGGTAGACTATCAGCCGCCAATCCTAGCCCGCCGCCTACCACGGTGCCCAATCCTGGCCCACCGATAGCACTTCCGAGAGCCGCACCTGCGCCAGCAGCCAAACTCTGCTCTTTGAAGTTTGTTAGCGGCGCTGAACCTGTCGAGGCGCGGAGTTGCGCACGCTTGCGAAGGTTTATCAAGTCACCATAAGCACGGTTCAATTCCTTTACGCCAGGAACTGCGTCATCGAGAATACTGCTGATCGCGCTATATTGGGCTTCGCGTACATTATTCAGTTTGGTCTCAAGGTCGCTTGTTGATTTCCAGTTTATGTTCTTTGTCAGTTTCTGTTTCAAATCAAACAATTCCTTGGGTGTAAATCCACCGCGCGCCGAAGCTTTGTCCAATTCGGGGGCGAGACGATTCGCATAGTCTACAAGTGGGCCAGTATTTCCGCTTCCCCCAAACCCCGCCTCTAGATCATGAGCGTTCTTAAGCGGGGCCGCGATAGCATCGAATACTGCTTGTACCGGTATGCGAGGCTTGGCTACTGCACCCGGCAAAGAATTTTGCGCTCCGGGGCCAATCTGTGGCTGGTGGTATTGACCTTCAGGCGGGTTTACAGGAGTATTTTCGCTTGCCTTCTCGTAGGCCTCGCCTATACGCTTGCCTACATCCGAAATTGCGTTGTCCGCCTTCGTAGCAATCGAATCCATGGACGCCGAAGCGCCAAATCCCGACTTCAGGTACTGCCTTCCAGGGTTTGCTCCATGCTCGAAATCCTTTTGTAGTGAACCAACGGTCTTGTTGATCCTTTTTACTGCAAAATCTTGCGCACCTTCGCCCGCCGTCTGGAGAGCAGAAGAGGTCTTTGTAGCAGCCGATTCAACCAAAGCAGGTGCCGCTTCCTTCAACTCGAAAGCAGCCTTTGGCCCCGCTATTCCTGCCACGGTACCAAGCAAAGTTCCTATTGCACCCGAGGTATTACCTGCGTCCTGCTGCTCCTGAGCCGCAGCCAAGCCGGGGCCTAGGATCGGCACTGCCTTACCCAACTTGCGGCGCGTTTCGAGCGTCAATCCATCTTTAGCCACGGCGCTGGCCGCGTCCTTTACGTTCTGAACTGATTGCTTTCCAAATTGCACCAATCCCTGCCCCATTTGTAGGGCATTGTCGATAGGGTGAGGGTTAGACAGCATGGAACCCAAGCCCGAAATACCGGAAGCATCTGCGAATGAGCCTAAAAGTCCTCTATCCGGTTGACGTGCCTGCTGAGCGAGAGCGGAATAATCCACACCTGAACGCGCTTGATCCGCAAGAGCAGCGTAATCGACCGGGGCGGTACTCACTTGATGCCTGCTAACTTCTTGAAGTGGTCAGCCTGCGCCTGGGAGTCGAAGGGATGCACGGAGCCGTCTGGCGCAGCGACAGAAATCTTTCCGCCCGAAGCTTCCCCAGATCTACCACCAACAAAGCTACGCAAAGATTCCTGCGCATTCTTTACGGTGTTCGGGAGTTGCGACTCGTAAACCTTGCTGGGTGCGGCATCCTTCCATTGCTGCTCGAAGGTATCCAGCTTATCAAGCATAGACCCCGCCTGCGTCTTGATCGCAATGTCGCGGTTAAAAGTCGCGTTGAGTGTCGCCTTTAGATCCTTGATGGAAGTGTCTGTCGTGTGACCATAGAAACCAGCCAATTCAGGCGCAAGGGTATCTACCTTGTTCTGGTATGCTTGATGCGCCGCACTTCCGGGGATTCGGCTTGCCACAGTATTAAGTGCAGCCAACTCCTGCAAGTGTTTCGCTACCGTTGCGCCAGAGTTAAGCTGCTGGCCTTCTTTGCCGCCACCCTCAATTGTCTTGACGAGAGCCGTGTACGCATCAATTTTGCTCGTATCGAAATCAGGGTACTTCTGCGCAACGGCGGAGATGAGTCCAGGATTCTTGGTAAGAATACGCGAAAGATTGCCCGCATTGATGCGCCCGCTTCCGATGGCATCCACAACGGGAAGCGGTTGACCATCGTCTCCCAGCCCAGCTTGGTTTTTCTGGAACTGTAGCCGACCATTTTCGATGGCTATCTTCTGCCTGTCCCGAGCATCAGTCAAATTTTGCCCACGTCTGGTGGTTGCATCCGACTGCGCACGGGCACTCAATTCTCCTTGCTTGTACATGGCATCAGCAGCATTCCGGCTGGCTTGTTGCGCAAGATCGACAGACTTTTGGTTTTGGTCTATCTGCTTTGCTTGCAAATCCATCACTTCTTTTGCCTTTAGTGCTTGACTTTGCACTCCGACCAGCGCTTGCGGGTCGAACTGTTCAGGAAGCTCCGTAGGATCAGAAAGCTTGCTTTGAATCGCATATTGTCGAAGTTGCTGGTAAACCTGCGGCTGCAACTCTTTCGGAGCGGATAGAACTCGAGTAGCGAAACCGCTCATCAGATCAACATGCTTCCCGAGGTTTTCGAGCGCAGTTTTTTGTTGATCCAGCATATCCTTCTGTTTCGTAAGATCCTGCTTTTGCCATTCCTGCTGCAACCCAAAGGCAGCATTTCCTTGTTTGGATTCCTGCAATTTTTGCAGCACAAGAGCACGATTCAATGTCGGAAGACCTGTGTCCTTATCAATCGTAAGTCCGGTCGTCATGGCATCGTTGACGGCGGAAGCAGTCTCTTGCTGCTTCTGGATTCCCTGGATCTCGAGATCGCGCACCTGCCGCTGCTGTGCTGCGTCCTTCAACTGCGCGGCAACCTGATACTGACGATACGGGTCTGCGGGCTGGTCAACAGGCTTGACGCCGAGGATGATAGACGGGTCGAGGGCCATTACAGGGTCATCCCGTACGCCGTCAGTGGGTTCGTCTTCATGCTGTTATTGAAACTGTACTGATTGGCGGCTCCGGAGACTCCATTGATGATGCCGTTATAGGCATTCTGCTGGCCGATGATCCCTGCCGCCTGCGCGTTTCCTGCCTGCGTCTGAAGATTCGCAACACCCGAAGCCGTGCCCAGATCCGCGCTCGATGCGCTATTCGTAGCATTCAAGCCGAGACCGGCTACGCCAGCAAGCTGGTTGTAATTCTGTTGCGAGGTGGCAAGATAGCGATTGTAAGCATCGCCGTACGTCGTATTTGCCAATCCAGTTGCATACTGAGTCTGCGCCTTGAGTGTTCCGCCTGAAAGTGCATTCCCCTTTGCGGCGGCGCTGGAATTGATCGCGTTCTGGCCCTGCTGAAGCGTGAACTGATATCCCGGATCGCTCATGAAGTCGCTCATGTTGAAAGCGGTGGGATTGGTTACACTGCTGGTCAGCTTGCTAAGCGCCGAAGTTCCCGCCGCTTGGTAGGGCTGGTAGTTCTGCTGGACGCCTTGGTTGGCAGTATTGAGGGTATTCTGCGCATTCTGTGAGGCGTTTTGCTGCGCTGTAGCAGCGTCAGATGCGGCCCCGGCACCCATAATGCCGCCGATGGTACTTCCGATAGCTCCGACCACGCTGCCGAGCTTCATCCGCGCGTGCTGGCGATAGCGTCGGTCGTCGTATACCCAGGTTTCCATCATGCTATGACCTTCTCACGGTTGCCCAAGCCATATTTACTCCAAAGTTCGGCAAAATGTTCTTTCCACTTCATGATAACCAATTCTCAAGAAGAGTGAGGATAAATTCTTATCCTTCTTGCAGCCGACGTACAAATTCTTCACTCCAATGCTTTTCAACGATGCCTCCGTTGCTCGAAATAGGTTCACGCCTGACCACCCTTTGCGGTGTTCTGGAAGCATAAAGAAGAATGTCGTCGAAGCAACCACGCTGTCTTTGGAATGAATATGTGGGCGAATGATGCACATTTGATAGCCCACGATCTTTTTATCTTCCCGCGCCACAATGAAGTGAACCGCCCCCATGTTTTCAAGTTCCGCATAGGTGAGCCAATCAAAGCCGAGGCAGATCCCTTCAAAGTCTGGAGTGACGTCCTGCCAATGCGCCCTAAATATCGGCTCTAGCTCTGCGCGATTCTCCATCAGGCCTTCGCGGGAGAATGTCATTGGATCAATAGGGCGCTCCCCTGCGCGACGATGGAGCCTGACTGATCGGCTACCGCCTGGATGGTCGAATTCGAGGGGAGAATGTGGCCCTCCGCCGGGTAGCATTCGTAAGTTTCCCCCGGAGCCAGCGTTCTGGACTTCACAAGAGCGGTCGAATCATCCACCGGCTGGCTTGGATTCAGGAGATAGACCGAAATGTTCCTCGCCGTACCTGTAGGATTCGCAAAAGTCATCTTGGAGATGCGCATGCTGGAGTTTGCGGGAACCGTATAAAGCGTCGTCGCCGCTGAGCCTACCTGCTGTGCGCGAAAGATCTGCGTGGGCGTAATCGTTGCCATTTATTCTCCGTTCGCATGCCAAAAGGCTTGCACTGATGCAGGATGCACTACTGAGGAAACGAAATTTGCCGTGAATCCCGTCGCTGTTACGGCTGATGGATAGCAAGTACTATCTGCGGTATTGGCGACGCAAACTACGGTCGGAACATTGGTAAACGGTACCGGGAAAATCACAGCAACGGCACCGATACCCAGAGGCTGCTCCGCGGACGTGCCCCATTCGATCTTCGTCCCATCGCCAAACGCCAAAGATTCGCCATTGCTATTCGATACCTTAGACGGACCACCATTCGAAGCCGCTGTAACCCTTCCATACTGGTCTACAGTGACGTTTGCGGATGTGTACGGCCCCGGAACTACGGAAGTGGCCTCTAAGCCGCGTGGCGTGTCAGTAAACAGGGCACCCAAATAGGGTAATGACTGGGTAACGTCCAGAGTTCCGCTGACGCCCTGCTGCTCACTGTCCAGGAGTAAGGATTCGAAGTCGGCCGACGTTCCACCGCCACCCGTAGATCGGCCAATCACAGAGAACACGTTCTGAAAGAATAGCGCCCACGGCCTAGTTATCAAGCCCGTGTTCGGGTCTACTACAGCATTCTGGATAGGTGGGATAAAACCTGCCATTTAGCGGTCACCTGATAAATCAAGGTACGCATTGCTGATGAAGCAGCGCACTGGATCTGTCACCTTCAGCTCAAATACACGGTTTCGCGCCTGTCCTAGCCGACGATAGATGACGCGCTTCGTGCCTTCACCGATTTTTCCCATGGAAGCGTACTTTTCATTGCTCCACGTCTTGCCTGAATCATCGGAAAATCGCAGGATAGCTTGCGGATCGGTCACACCATCTCCAAGCCCGGTCTCCATATCAATTTCGATGGAATGAAAGGTAATGCGCGTATTCTCACTGTTGATGACTGGTGCTCTGCGGAGGCGCGTGATTGCGTTTCCAGCGTCCGTGTAAACATCCGGCGTCATTTCATAGATATTTCCGTCCGCATAGGAACCCACAAGGTGCTTGCCAAAGCCGAAGCAGTGATTGCGCGGCAACGCCTGCTCCAGCACTCCATCTCCCGTGTATGCCCGCTCGTGCCACATGCCTGTTATCGCGTCAAAGGCCCACGTTTTCCCCGCTGAGGGAAAGTTCAGGACGTAGAACGAGTGCCCGTCTTGCTGATACGTCCAGGCTTCGGCGTCACTGATCTTTGGATAACGCTGTATTTCCTGCTCCATGGCGTGCGTTGAGACGCGAACCGGCGCATATCCTTGCGCACGAAGGACAACACCTTGCCCATATTCATCCTTTGCCAACCAAAATACCGTGTTTTCGAGCAATTTAGGGCTGAACTTAGCTGCGCAGCCACGCTTGATGAAAGCACCCTGAATTCTCTGAAAGGGGAAATTCGGGTCTCCAGAGTCGTACCAAACCTCTGTACTCGTATCCCCGAACAGCCAAACGTTTTGACCATCGGAGAGCAGCGATATGAGCTTATCGGGTGAACCTTCTGCGGCGGCAAACGCCAAACCGTCAATATCCGGTGTATAAAGGCCAGTGATCCAGAAATCCTGTGTTCCAGGCTGATTGAAGATGAAATACCCATCCTGAAAAGCTACCGTATCGCCGCCATGGAAGTCTTCATCCAGAATTCGCGCGAATGCTCCCGTCGTCAGGTCATACGTGTAGCCGTTTGGCCCATCCACAATGAAGAGCACAAGTCCGTTATCCGCTATGGACACAATTCCATCATGCGTTAGCAGAGAACCCAACTGCGTGTTCGTGTAGTCCGCATGCAGCTCTACCAGCGTATTGCCGGAAACTTCGAAAACCCTACCCAGAGACGATGCGTAGAAGCAGCGACTTGGATTTGTGCCATTGATGTTGGTGAGCAGCTTCAAACCCGGCGTACCGATGTACGTAATTGCTGCTTTCCCCGCTCCAGATTCGTCCTGCTGCGGGATAAGGTTGATGCACCTCTGGCAGTCCGCGCTCACGCTCTGGAGGGAGTAAGTGCTCGAAACGAAGCCCTTGTACAACATCAGCCAACCTCGCCAGTGATTCTATTGAACGATCCGCCGGGCAAGCCAACATCGCAAACCAGCGTGATATCGGTAGCGTTCAGGCGCTGGATATTTTCCTTCGACTGCTGCGCGATTGCTACTACGGAAGCTGAAGCATCTTTGCCGTACTCCGGGGCCAACTCAATCGCGAGGTTGTAACGAAATGCCCTCTCATACCCCGGAGCGAGCACAAGCGTCTGGTTGATGCTTGGCACCTGGTCGAGCAAATCTGAGGTGTAAAAGCGAATCCTCGTACCAGCCTGCGGCACCGGGTACACAAACAGTTGGTAAAGCTCAATGCCGGGATTCAGAAAGTACCCCTGCGGAATCGGCGTTTGGTAGCCAATCACTGCGATGGAGGAATACTGATCCAGACTCAATCCATATAGCGGCAAGAACACGTCCTGAGGCGCATTCTGATAGGCCACAGAGAAGTCGGTGATCGCGGTAGGTCGTGGGATATCAATATCGCCACCCGGCCCGATGGTATAGACCTGCTTAGCCGTTGTGAGGGTGATGATGCGCTCAGTCACTCCCATTACGGACAGGCTCTCCGTGCTCCACGATTCGATCATGGAGTTAAAAGAAGCTAAGGCGTCCTGCGCTCCGGATGCGCTTACCGCCTCACCTTCAGCCAAGACGCCCAGCAGCCGCAAACTTCCATTGATGAGACCGCGAGCAGTTGCCATGCGCTTATCTTACTTCGTCTTCTTCGCTACTGCTACCTTTTCGACACCATGCACAGGTTCCGCTCCGAACTTGGAATCCGCGCCAGTCTTCTCATTTGCGTGAATATCCTGCACGGGCACCTTGGCTTCAGCGACTTCGCCCGTCGCCTCGTACTCGATTGCCTTTACGGGCTTCTCGTGCCAGCCTTTGCCAAGCGCGTCCTGCTCATCCTGGTTATGAACGGTTACCGGCTTATCGTGGCCATGATAGAGCATTTTCGGGAATTCGTGATGTTTGGTAGTCATATATCACCTCAAAGAAAATAAGGGCCAGCCGAAGCCAGCCCTTTTTTTACGGTTTATGCCCAGACTCTTACGCCAGCTTCTGGGCGCGTCACAGCGAAACCCCACAAAATGTCGAAGCGAGAGAGCCAGACATCGTTGGTGGAATCGTAGTCGCGGACGAAGCGCATGCGCACGCCGGAGTCAGGATCTGATGCCTGATACGCCATATCGACGCCGTTCGGAACCTCAAGAGGAACCGAAGCGAAGGTATAAGCATCAGGGTTGAAGACCAGATTCTGGGGAGACTGCAAGCCAGCAGCAGCGAAGAATGCCAGAGCAGCGCCGTTTGCAGGCGAGTTTGTCACATTCTGGTAGTTGCCGGTGGACACAATGGCAGGAGAGATCGGGATGGTAGCAGCTCCCGTTCCGTCCGAAGAGACTGCCGCAGTGACCGTGAACTGCTGAAGCTGTCCCGTGCTGAGCTTGTTCATCGGATTGACAGAGAACACACCCGCAACCGTGAACACATCACCCTGGTTGAGGCGAAGCGCAGCAGCAGCCGTCCAGCCGTTCGTGACGAGCGTAGAGCCGGTCTGGTTGGCTCCATTGACGAGAGGCGTACCACCCAGAGGCCCAAAGGTCTGCGTCGGCATGTTCTGATCCATGCCCCAAGACATACCGAGAGTACCCTGCGACACATCACCGGTGAGGTACTGGTCGCTAATCGTCTTGCCGGGATTGAAGAGCCCTTTGAGGTTATCCACGAGAGACGCATTGGTCAGCGGGTCCATGACAACCGTACGGCCAGCACGAGGAACAGCAAGCTTGTCCAGCTTAGCCATCGCATTCACGAAAGGCGTAAGGCCAGTGGGAGTGGTGCCGGGAGTTCCAACGGAGTTGGCGGTACCCGAAACTGCCAGAGCAACGGCCTGAGCATCCACGAGATTCGCCAGCGTGCTCATCGCATTTACGAGATAACGCTTGCGGAAATCGGTAATGGTAAGGGCGAAGTCGGCCGAAGTGAACTGGAAGGCGATGTGATTCTGGTTCAGAATCGACATCACGGTATTCTGTTCGGTCACATCCTGAATGAAGGCCACGCGGCCATTCGCGCCGACGAACTGTACCGGCTTGCGAATCAGCACCGTGTTGCCCGGCTTGTTGCCGTTGTAGGTGCCGTCGAAGTCCGACTGGTAATCCTTGTTGACGTGGCGGATGAACGCCAGGTTGTTGAGGTAAAGCTCAAGGGCATCGCGAGCGATGATCTGGGGGGTGAGAAGGGTATTCGCCACTTTTTACGCTCCTTAGCGTGTCGTGAGAGCCCTCCGCTGCCTGAAGTATTCCGCGTCGTCATCAATCTTGCCGAGATTTGCGATGGCCTGACGTGATGCTGCTACGGGTTTGATCGGGGCGGGAGTAGGCGTGATCGGTGCCTGCTTCTTAGCAGGGGCGGACGTGAGCCGCGCCTCGATCTTGGCAACTTCCCGCGCTACTTTACGAGAATCGGTCATCTCCGCAATGCGGTTGGCCTCATCCGGGTTTTTTGCGAAGTGATAGAGCAGTGCTGGCCCCATATCACTCTCCTGAAGTTCCTGAATCATGAGAGGCGTGCTCTGAAATGCAGCATCCTCCATGACTTCATCGAAATCAGGCTGTACCGCACGAAACGCTGCGATATCCGCTTGAACCTTTTTCTGTAGCGACGACTGAGACTGCTTGGCTTCTTCCGCTTGGCGAGTTTCCCGCTCGGTCTTTGAGCGCTGCTCGTATTTCCAGTCGGCTAGAGCTTCTACAAACTCAGAGGCGGTTGCAAAATCATCTTCCTTTGGCTTGCCTTCCGTATTCGGCTTTACTGTGCGCGCTTCCTCGGCTTTCTTCTGCTCAAGTTCTACGCGAAGGCGCTCTGTTTCACGACGGGCCTCAGCTGCTTCCCATGTAAGACGAGCGATTCGTTTCTCAGCACGATCCGGTTTGGCTACTTCAGGAATAGGGGCGGTTTCGTCCGGCGCTGACGCGGACTCTACGGGCTGCTCGGCTTCGGCAGGTGCAGCGATCTCTTCGGTTGTTTCGACTGGCTGTAGATCTTCAGGCATTTTATTGTCCTTTGCGCGATTAACGTTCGCGTTGACGGTAATGAGAATACATTATCACGAGCAGCCACCATGAGATAGCTGCTCGTGCAGGAAAAACTAAACGGTGGGTTCAGCCGCGGTAACAGGTGCGTCTGGCTGAAGGTCATCAATCGCCTGGAGCTTGGCCTGGATTGCCGTCGCCTTGGCAATTGCGCCAGTCAAATCCACGTCGGAACCCTCGTTCGCTGCCTTCAGTTCATCGATCAAAGTCTGCTGTTCGGTTGCAATCTTGTCGATCTCGGTTCCGATTGCGTCGAGTGATGCGTTCAAATCGTCGATAGCTGCCATATTTTCTCCATGAAATTTACGGATTTTACTGCGTTGAAGGAAGTAGAGCGCAATCTGTACTACGCCCAAAAGAAAGAGAGAATCTGAGGTCGTCAGCCCTGTCAAATGCACTGAGTTTTCTTCCATTCCCGATAAAGGCGAGGACCTGGACCCATCAATTTATCGTTCTGGTGATAAAGGATTAAATACAAATAACTCGATAGGGGGCTTTTGTGCCCCCAAGTAAGAGAGTTTTCAACCACAGTGCGCCACATGATGAATGCATAACGATATAAGGTGCGGTACGCATGTGCCGTGTATGGGCTTTGCCGATTTCTCTTACCTACCAAAAGATCGCTCTGTAGATTGAAAAAGGCTACCCGTAGCCTCTCGATTAGAGGCTCTGCGGCTCTCTTCCTGGCCCAGCGCTCCTCTGATTGCCTAACCTGTTTACGATACGCAATCTTCTCAGGAGTCTCTTCCATGTACGCTTCCATCGGTTTTAGATTCACTGTACGGGCTCCTGTGGCTGCTGCATCTGTTGATTTTGCTCATGCTGCACCGCGTTCATGCCTAATTCGTGAGCACGACCGATCTCGTCCGAAATGAACTGCATCTCGCGCTCTGCGTCGGACTGCGCCAACTCTGCTTTTGCAGCCAGTTCCGCGTTGATAATCGATGCCTGTACCTTCTCGCGATCGAGTTCCATCTGCCCAAAAGCAATTCGCTCTTTGGACTCCAGTTCCATCTGCTGCTTCTGGATGCCGTACTTCGCCTCTTCCGCTGCCGCCTGCGCTGCTTGCTGGGCCTGCTGCAACTGCGTTTGAAGTTGAACGATCATCTGCTGCGCTTCAGGCGGGATATTGGCCTGCTTCTGATCCATCGCGGCAATCGCAGGAGGAAGCATTGTCTTCAACCTATCTGCAATCTCGCGCGAGCCAGGGATGTCCATATTGCCCACCACGAGATCCCCAATGACCGACCAGAGATTCGGATCTGTTTTCAGCAACTGAAGCTGCGTATCCACTGCTTCCTGACGCTTGGTCTGATAGCTCGGCCCGGTGCTCACTGTGACATCATACTTGCCCGTAGTTAGATCGTAAATGTTCTCCACCCCCGGAGGTAGATTACCTGCTTCGTCGGGCTTCGCATTGACCGTTACATTATCCTGCGTGCCATCCTCGCCAATAATCCGTATCACGCGGTTGGGTGTGTTGTAGATGAAGGGAATGATGTCGATCAAGATTCGCCCGACCTGGCGCTTGGCACGCTGAAGGTTGTCTCCGAAGTGGAATGCAGAGATTTGGGACTGCTGCTGACGGGCGAGTATAGCTTTGCCGCTGACATCATTCGCCCCAGCACCCAAAGCGGCGTCGTAGATGCCTGCGGTGCTCTTGAGATCGTCCGAAGCCTGCCGAACGGCAAGCATCATTGCCTGGATCGGTGGTTCTGCGGTCTGGCGCTGTGGCAATCCACCCGGCATCGCAGGATCTGGATTGACCATGAGATACGCTCGGTTCGCTGTGTTCATGGAACCCCACTGCTTTTCGTAGCCTTGGAACATCTTTGGCGTACCTATGAACGGAGCCTTCGGAGCCAGCGCAATCGCCTCAGTTGCCGCTGTCTCCATGAAGTTCAATTGCTGCTGCGGGTCACGCGCATCGCGAACGATTCCTTTGTACACTCGCTCGCCGTTGATGTTGGTCATCTGGCCGATCACGCGAACGATGGGAATCCACTTTCCTGCCCATTCCTGCTCTTCCAGCACCTCATCATTGTTGATGAGTGCCCACTTCACAAACGGCACGCTGGTTTTGCGCTTCTGAATGATCGTGATGCCTACGGGTAGCATCAATTCACCATTCGGCAACTTGGGAATTACCTTTTTCAGGTAAACCTGCCCATCCGAGGTCTGCACAATCTCTTCTTCGCGCGATTCACGATAAAAATACTCGGCCACGCGAATGGAATCCTTCTGCATCCATGAATCACCCGTGCTCACCCAATTGATAGTGTCGCCTGCATATTTGGAGTTCGGAAACTTGTCCTTGTACTGCTCTTTCGTGTAATCGCAGACCACAAAGCCCCATTCTGAGTCGCTTGCGTCGCCCTCGTTCCCACCTGGGTCTAGGTATACTGAGAATGGATTCTCAACTTTCTTGATGTAGATCTCTTGCTCAAAGCTCAATTCGTCGGCATAATCCGTGGTAACCCGAACAAATCCCCATCCACCCTTGACCGCGTAGTCGAATGCGTTGGAATAGGCTTCGTCCGCGTTGCTTTGGTTCTCGATGTGGCGCACAAGGCCCTGGAGTACGTCGGCCGTGTCCTTGTCGGCCCCGCTACCTACCGGATTGATCTGCAATGATGTAGGGTTTTGGCGCTCTTCGTTCGTGATGTGCTGCACAAACTGCGGAATACGGTTGATCGTGAGGCAAGGACGGCCATCCAATTGGCGACGCTGCTTCATCTCGGGTGGCCACTGATCTCCCTCGGCAAAGCGTATGTCTTCCAGCGCCTTCGACCGCTGCTCAGCTTCAGCAGAGTCAGCGATCTTCCAGCGCTTCTTTGCTGTCTCCAGAAGTGTGTCGATGCGCTTATCGCTTGCCGATTTGTCTGCCATACCTCATCCTATCTACAGCGGTATTCCGCGAAGGAGAACCAAATTGTCCCAGATCCCCGCTCAGCTCGTTTCCAAATCGGCGAACCTGCCGAACAACCCATCCATCGATCCGCAGTATCCTGCGGCTTTCAACACCATCAACGCAAACAACCCGACCGAGAGCACCGCTGTCAGCATCGTTACGCTCGCCGACCAGCAAGTTCTTCGCCCCACCGTACCACGCTAATAGATCGCATAGAACACCTGTATTTGTGCAGCTGTCGGTGCCGAGGAAAGATAAAGGTAAACGCCTTGATTCCTTAATACTGGTAGCTGCACATCTGCGTTGGGCTGAAGGTTATAGACGTCGAAATAGCTCGCATGCCCTGTCCAGAGTGGCGACAGATTGGTCACTGGCGAAGTTGTGCATGTGCTTTCCGTGCACCCCATCAAGCGATAGTTGGCAGGAGTTGCCGATTGCGTTACGCCTGTGTAGACCGCGCATATATGGATGTCACCGTTGCCAGGAGGTGGCGCTGGGAGCACCAGATTGTAGCCCGATGTCGTGATGCTAACGCCAATATGTGAGGTGCAGCGCTGGGCGAATGCCGGAGCCGCGAGAATAAGCAGGAGAAGCGCGAGTTTCTTCATAAGTAGGCCTTTTCTGTAAAGACTGGATTTTCCGGCGGATAAATCAAGAGAGCAGAGTCAATATACCGATCTGTCCCCACTATGCATCTACCGCCAGCACGGGAGACTCCTTCAGGCGTAGCCAGCCTCTTCGACTTCACCATCTCATCGCTAGCCGCGTCGTAGCATTCCCACTCAAAAACCAGTTCCTTGTCCATCAGTAGGCCCCGTAAATGACTTGCGCCACTGCCGTAGCAGCACCGCTCAGCGTGAGGTACAGCCCGTACCCCTTGCGCAACACGATCTGCGCACTCGGATTAGGTGGAAGGTTATAGGTGTCGTACAGGTTGGCATGGCCGGGGAGAAGTGGCGTAACTGGGTAGAAATCAGAGCAAGCCGCTGTCCTGCATGCTAGAAGCTGGTAATTCGCGGGTGTTGAACCCTGCGTCACCTGCACCGTGATCGAGCATAGGAGAATCGTCTGGTCGCCACTGTTGCCCACGATGCCGACATTCCCCGATGCGCTGGTAGATGCCGTTGCTGGTGTATTACATACCGGCGTCGGCACACCCTGCGCGTGCGCGGATGCTGCCCAGAGAATCATTGCAACCCAGAAGATGTGCTTCATGCCGTAATCCTTTTAGCAAAAGACCACGATCTATTCCAATCCAATTCGGGCACACCGCCAAAGAAAAGCATCTCGCAAGTCTGAGAAAATGTGGGATACCAGCCATCTCTGTACTGATATGGGCTGTAGAGCTTCACCGCAAGCTGAATAGTCTTATACAGTTTCATTAGCTTCATCATCCCATCCAACCTCCGGAGCGCCCGCGCGTGGGGAACTCGTCTTCCTCGGTATCTGGCCCAAGCCTAACATCCTCTACGCCCATTGCGAAAGTTCTAAATGCGTCTGCCGGATGAGAAGACCAATCATGTATTGGCTCTCTGGTGGGCGTGATGTGCCCCTGACTACTCAGCGCCTTGATCTCACCATAACGATAATGGCGCAGCGCCTGGATACCATCTCCACACTTGCCGATATCGAAATAGCACGTTGGAAACTTCGCACGAACCGCATCAATCCCCGCGTGAACCTGATTTTGCTTCACCACGAAGACATCGCGCCCAAGCTCACTCATCACCATCTGAACACTTTTTCCTGTAGCCATACGCCCTGACGATGCCGCATCCCACGGTAAATAGTCAGTTCCCCAAACGTACGGCCTCGTCTGCAATTCGCGCACAAACGAGGTCACATCGCGCTTGTTGCCCTCGATATAGTCGATAAACCGCCACTCAAACGGTGCAGACTGGAACATCCAAATGGACACCATATCGCCCCAGCCCAGATCCCATGCGGTGTGCACCGGGCGGGTTGGGTCATACGGCAATTGCATGATGCGGCCAGATTCATCCGCTTTTTTGAGTTCAGCCGAATAAATGCCACCCACCACAGCACGGCGAGGTTGACCCAGCCAGATATGTGCATACTCGTCAGGAGAATCAATCTCCAATTGCTCGCGCTCGGCCCTCAGCACCTCAGAAGACCACGGATTATCTGAGAAATTCATCGTCAGATCCATGCAGTCAGGCGGTGGATTCACTACGAACCTACGCCAGGTGTCATCTGTCTCCAATTCTGGATTCCACGTCAACCAGATCTCAGAGCCAGGACGCCGAACCGTTGGGATGGACTTATCCCACGAGTCCTTGGATACAGACTGCGCTTCCTCCACCCATAGCTTGGTGGCACCCTCCAGCGACTTGATGGCATCTGGATTGTGGCGCAGGCCCTTGAACACGAATTCCGTGTTTGTCCACCTGTGACGGATACGGGCCTTCTCGATGTCCCACTGGTCCTGCATGCCCAGATCTGCGATGCGGTTGCTAATGAGGCGATGGCAGGAATCCGCAATGGAATTCATGTTTTCGCGAGCGCAAACTATAAATTCTTGCTGGTTTGCTCCCAATTCCAGAAGCGCTGTGGCCACAGACCAACTCTTAGCACCGTCTCGTCCACCTCGCACGCTCTTGAACCGGTGATGCTCGAATAGCGGCTTGAGGCGCTCAGGAAACTCGACAATCATCGCTTGATATCCGCAGCGCTGAGAAACATAATGCGGTGCTCGGACTGCACTGGTCCACCGTCAGCGCCTGTCAGTGCAACGGACTGGTGAGCCTTCCCATACATCTTATCCGTGAGGTAGCAGAGAGCCTTGAGCCTGATTTGCTCATCAGAAGAGTTCAAAAGCTCACGCCAGGTTGATTCTTGGACATCGAGCGTAAAGAAGCCCGCCACAGCTTTCGCGTGTGCTTGAGCGTCTAAAAGCAATTCTGCCTTAGATTTACGCCCTGCTCCGGTTCTTGCTCCACCCTTTGGCATGGGATTCTGAATTCCTCTGAAATAAGCATAAATCAAAAGGGTATTGGGAACCGCTAAACATCACTGAAACGATGGGCGGCGATGTCACCTGCCACAGCTTCAGGAAGATCGCTTTTGCTCTTTCCATCAGCATACAGGTTCGTGTCAATACCCCAAGATGTTGTGGTAGCCATTGGTAATGCAACACTACATGATGTATATGCACAAGATGTTGTGGTTAATATTTGTGCTCCACAAGATGTAGTGTTTTAGGGAAAAGATTACTTTGCGTCAAGAGAACTACACTGGTTTGCGGATTTTTATGGGGCTACCCTGATTTTTCAATTCGCCGATCTTACCCCACAGAGTATCCCTCGTGAACATTGCGCTTACGAAGCTACCCATCATCTTCTGGCGCATTTTGTACTCAGGTGTAGCCTCGTATTCTGCCCGTTTTGCGTATTGTTCGGGAGTCTCTGGTCTCCATTGTTCACTGGACCAGTTATTCTCGCTAAGCACGCAAAAACCATCAGAAAAGTCGACATCTCCGATGCTGTAATCATCTTCGCCGCCGTAATCATTGAAGGAATATGCCTTAACATCGCAGTCCGGCATATCCAGCAGCATTTTTGCGAGCGTGTGCGATCTCATCCTAGTCTCCTCTGAGCCCATATAGCACCGCATAACATGCCTGCGATCTGAAGCATCACGGCGTAGTACACGGGTATATCTGTACACATGAAATGAATCATTTTATTTCCCTCATTTCCACTCCGTGCCGCACTTGGGGCAAGGATAATAGTCACAACATCTGCCTTTATCCGTGTAAATTACACCAAGCGAATTGCATGTATGGCATCCAAAATACCTGCACCACCATCTTTTGAGGCTATTCATGAAGTGCCTCCGAAGTGAACGATCTTGCCAACTTCCCATGCCGTAGACCAGTCAATCGAGTCAAATGGTTCCCAGTTCTTTGGCATTTGGTAGATATTCCAGATCCGCAATGCTAATTCAAATGCGTGGTAATAATCGGCCAGCTTGCTCATGCCTGCTCCTTCGCTTTGCGCTCGGCCAAACGCTTTGCATCAGCCTTCTCCAATTTATTTGCGTTCAACTCTGTCATAGACAAGCACCATGCCACGTTTTTAGCTGGATCTCTATGACGCAGCATGCTCTCAAACTCTTCGCGCATCTGGGCGATAGTGTTATTTCTGGCCGTACTGCTCACTTGGATCGCATATCCTCCCATACGGGAAAACCTATATTTGCATTGACAAGGCCCCATTAAAACCTTTTGCCCGCAATAGGCACACAGGTTATACGCCGACTCAATATCCATCCCGACTGGTGCAATTCTGGTTGTCTCACTCATAGCGCCTCAAGCTCCTTCGCTTTGCGCTCGACCAAAACGTCTACCATATCTTTCGCGCACTCACACATGGGGCACCTACCTTCTAACAACAATTCCCTTTGGTGCCAACGGTAGTAGCAGATTGAATTTACTAGACCTGTCTCACTCATAGCGCCTCAAGCTCCTCTATATAAGTTCATAATTACCATTGAGATAAAGATAATTCCAACAATTACAGCTGCCGAAAAGAAGGCCATACCTGCCCACCACCACAGAGGATTCTCATACGTGCTCCTCTCGTTTCAGGTCAGCAGAAAGGCATTTGTGTACACGAACTGCCGCAGACCCCATGGTTTTACCGCAGGTATTGCAAGTGAAAAGCTTGGCTGGACGGCCTACAGGATTTGGACCCTCTTGCCCGTTTACCCGGTGCTTCCTGATACCGTATTGGCAGATGTTTCTCCCCGTACCGTCCGCTAGGGTATATCTACGGTTGGACTGGACATAGAAGACCTTTTCGCCGCAATTATCGCATCGGCCCATTCTAGTAGTGGATCTCAATGCGGGAAACTGCCGTTGCTGCGAAAACCAGGTAACCAAGTGCGATTGTGATTCCGACTGCGATCAAAGCTTTCATATGTGTTGCCTCCATGTGTTTAATATATGTCATTTAATCATGGAAGTCAAGCCTTATCTACGAATATTCCGAATAAATCTCCTCCCGCCGAAGATGCGCACCGGAGCACTTGCAGCTTGGGCACTGTTTAGGCGTTGCGCACTCGCCGCGATGGGCGCAGGAATGGTGGCAGGCAAGGCAATAGAAGCGCAGCCAGAGGGTCATAGCGATCCCCATTGATCCGCAAAGGCATCCGCAACCCCTTGGAATGTTTCGGAACGATCACGCTTACGTGTAGGACTCGGTGCCATTTTCCAGACCCTCTGCTCGCGCCCATCGACGATTTTTGTAGGCTTCAATTCCGGAAGGTTATGAAGGCGAAGGCCGGTCTTCTTTGTTTCCCCATGTCCGAACTGCCATGGTTGGACATACTGAGGCTTGCCAATGACGTTCCAGAGGACGGACACAGGGTTCTCAAAACAGCAGCCGATACGCGCCTGACCTTTTGCGTTTTCCCAGATATTCATCGAAGTTTGTAGTGCCTGAAGCCGCTTGTAATAAAGCGGCATACCTCGTCCATACCATCGGTTTCCACTGACAGCCATAGCCGTGCAGTCATAGTGGATTAGAATAATGTCCCACGGTCCACGGTCCATAGCGCAACGTACATCCATCTGAAGATGCGGCCCTCCGTGACGCGCAGGTATGAGGTCATTAGACCAGGCATCGTGGCCCCGCTTCAGGAATGCGTCACGCACTTTCCCGCTTTCCTCACATCCCACTAAAATTCTCATGTCATCTCCCTGTGAAGCGTAGTAAATAAAGAACTTGTAACCGTTGTCAGGTAAAGCTACGGAAGCCTACCCAGTCAATCACATCAACGTTGCTTTTCAACCGAATGCTTGGAATCTCAGCGGATACACGGGGACGCAGCTATGGTTTTAGTGCTGTGACCCGTGTTCAATTCGTGAGAGAGGCATTCTATGCGTGAGCCGCCTACCAGGGATGCAAGCCTCAAGTAGTCAACGTCCGTCACTCTGTCCCGATCTGGCGTTGATCCCCACCAGCCACCGCGTTTTCGCCGGATCGCTAGTTGCCTAACGGGGAAAGCGGCCAAAACCAGCAAAAACCATTTGTCCGCCTCTCTGTTGAATTGTTTCCGAGGCGTGAATATGCGCTGGATTTTTCGTGACGAATTGTCGAGAAAGGCATTTTCATACGTATCGGCAGTTGAAGATTAGCATCAGTTATGGGAAAATTGCAATGGGCGGGAGTGCTTCCTCACTCTCATTTTCATCTACGTCTCGGCGGACTCAAGATGGCACTCCCGCTTCCAACCCAATCGCTTCCGCAATTTCCTTCCCCACGAACTGAGCCGTGATGTCTTTCGGGATCATGCGCGTGCTGTAGCACTCCACCCAGGGCGCTCCGGGCCAGTATTGCAGGAGTCTTTCATGCCTTAGGCGGGCAAAGTGTAGGGAGCGGTGCCAAAGACGCGCTACGGGCTTCCCTGACAGTAGGAGGTGGAAGAGGATTGCAGCTACCCGCTCCCACTTTCGCGTCTCATCTACCCAGTAGCGGATATTCTTGGCTTCCTGCTTCTCGATGCGCTCACGCTTGGCTACCTTGGCGCGGTGCAGCGCCATTGCCTGCGGGTTCCATTCGCCATCGAATAGGTCTTTGTAGGTCAGGCCCACAGCTTTTAGAACATCGCGAGTATCGCAGCCACTAGACATACAGCGCATCAGAACGCCGCGCTTTCCCTCTGCGATTGACAATGATGGCTTCCTGTCCGGGTGTGAGGGACAAATAGCCACATACTTGCCTTTGCCGATGCGTTTTGCATTGAACACCTGGGCGATTTCTTTTACGGTCAAACTGCCACCGCCTGCTTCGCTTCCTTCTCTTTACCCTTGATCCATTTAATCATCTGGCTGCGGCACCAGCGATCTGTCTCCATTGAGGGCGACTGAGGTGCAACTTTGCCCGCAGGATAGACACCGAATTTCTCCTTGGCCTTAAAATAGGCCCATCCAGGCTTCTTGCCGTGAATTTCGCAGTACCCCAGAAGCTCAGCGTAGAACTGGCGCTTTTCCTCGATGGTCGCTTCTTTCTTCGCACTCTTCTTCTTTGGCTTGGCGTCGGTCCCCCAGAGCACCAGATCGCCTTCGGCATGCTCCACGTCTGTTGCGGCTACTTCCACGTGTCCACACTTGCACGAACGTGTTCCCGGATCCATCAGCACATGGCAGTTGGGGCATTTCTTTGGAGGCTTTGGCTTCTGGTCTTTGTCGTAGGTTTCGCCCTTGTCTCCGGGCTTGTGCGCATCCAGGTGATCGTGATGGATGTCGAAGAAGAATCCCAAGCGCTGATTGTTACCCGCTTGGTCGATGTAGATGAGGTGTTCTTTACCGGGGGCCGTGCGGATGCCGCGTCCGCCCTTTTGCACGTGCGTGATCTCAGATTTACATAGTTGGGCATCGATAATGCAGCGAACGTCCTTGTCGATACCGGTCGTTAGACATCCAACAGAGGCGATGCCACGGATGTATCCCCTGTCGTACTCCTCAAACAGTTCTTTGCGCTCTTCTGGAGTCGAGAAACCGTCGATGTAACCCCAAGGGATGCCAGAGGCGATGAAAGCCTGCTGTAGCACCTCTGCGTGCTTACGGTTCATAGCAAACAGGAACGTATGATCGGGTGCACCGAAGCGCAGCCACATATCGACCGTGTTCCCGACGATCTCATCCTGTGACATAATCTTCGCGCCTTGCTCCTGGTCGAAGTCAGTCTCGCCAAATTCGTTACGCTTTGACTTGAGTCCGGAAATGTTCGGCTCGAATCGCTTTTCTGGGCCATAGCCGATAGTGGGCGTCAACCAACCTTCCGTGATGAGTTCTTTGGTAGTCGCTGCGACCACAAGCTCCGTCCACCTAAGGCCCATACCGCGAGACCACGGCGTAGCTGTCAGCCCAACGATGATGACATCCTTCCATTCATCGGAGTCGATCATGTCGTTAAACTTCTTCCACGAGTTGTGCGCCTCATCTACAAGCATGATGTCGGCTTTGGGTATGCCCCTTCGAATGAGCGTCTGGATCGATCCAACTTGCGTGCGGGCATAGAGATTCGTTCGCGGGTGATTGGCCTGTATGACGCCAATGTCTGTGATGCCCTGATTTTCCAGCGATGCCACCGTCTGGTTTATCAAGGCAATAGCCGGAGCGCAGAAGATTGGCTTCTTGCCCTTGTCCAATGCGCCCGCGATGATGTGCGAAGCCAGCACGGTCTTACCGAATCCGGTAGGTGCCTGCACAATGATGCGCTTGTGGCCTTCGCGAATAGCCTGACGCAATCCCAGGATCGCAGCTTCCTGGCGCGGGCGTAATGGCTTGAGTGTGCGTTCAATGGTGCCCTCGAATAAAGTCACGATGCACGCTCCACATACAGACCGGTCACTCTGTTGGCCAAGTACCCACGCCGCACGGCTTCTTTGACGGCTTCTTTGGTGAACTCGGAATCGCGGCCATTCTCTTTCATGGCGGGCAAAACGAGTTCATTCCATTCTGATAATTGGGGCACGTGAGCAAAAACTTCTTTGTAATTCACAGGTAATCCTTTCCTCAAGTAAGGAAGAGTGCGAGAACTTGAGGATTCTCGCACTCACTGCGTCGGTAGCGAACCAACGTTTATCCAGGTTAGTTATTGGGAGGCAACAACTGCCTTCCAGTGTATAGCAAAATAGCGTAAAGCGCGTTATCGGCTTCTACAAAAGCATAAAGCGGATGCGCTTTGGCTATATGCAGCGTTGTATAGCAGGGAGAGGGAAAGTTAGCGAGAAATAGGAGGTTCGTTCTGTCGATATACACAACTCTCAGTGGGTTTTTCTGGAGCACGCAGATCCGGGGAGAACTTTCCATGACCAGCAAGAGGAACTTTCCTGTATGGATCCCAGATGGTTCCGCAGAAGCAGCAGATTTCGCCCTTGTCTGAGTTCCCAAACGACATCCCAGCTTTGTGCCAGCAGTGCTTACTCATCGCTCACCGCCTCTTCTAGAGAAACTAGCGGCTGCTTCTGGTAGAGCCTATGAATAAAGTCTGACATGTTCAGCATCTTCTCGTACAGAGATACGCCGTAAATGTCGCCGCGCTCTAGTGCCTCTTCGCGAGCCTTCAAAAGCCTTTCGATGCCTTCATTGTATTTTTTCATTCTCGTACCTCCTTCTCTATCGGTAAAGCGGGGGAAAGCAAATATTTCAAGGTTTCATAAATTTCATCCGCTCGCTTCCACTTTCCGTCCTTCTGTAAGCGGACGAGTTCCATTTTTAGTTCCGCGATCTGCTCTTGCTTGGTCATGATGCCTCCGGGGGTGCGGGTAAGTATTGCCAGTGCGTTACTTCCCATGGGGAAATACGCCCATTCCATTCGAATCGTGGAGCACGAGATTTAGCAGTATTGCCACAATCCGATTGCGCATAAGACATGGCGATAACCTGCTTTGACGATGTGCAGCAAATAACATTTACGCTTCCGAAGCTAAGGCCTACTCGCCTCTCTATTACTGGCATACGGTCGCTACACTTAATCCATTCGCTCATGCGATCACCACCTCAATCTCCATCAATTTACGTTCGTCTTCAACCATGGTTTCGGCAATAGTGCAGATCTCCGAAACCGTTGTCTCGTAAGCCTGCGCGAAGCTAGTCAAGCTGTGCAGTGAGGGTATCGCATAGCCCAACTCGATCCGGCTGATGTAGTTCTCCCAGAATCCGGTTGCAATAACCAGGTCCAGCCTCCGCATCTTGTGGTGCTTGCGGAGTGCTCGCAGGGCTGGGCCGATCTTGCATTCAAATGCGGTGCGGGGTTCGTTCATTAGTTTACCGTCGCATCTGGCATTACTTCATCTGCCATAACGCTGATTTCGTGCTTGTGCGTTACCTCGCCCATTGGAAGTTCATTCTCAAACATTGCTGCGTGCTCCAAAACATTAGTGTTGGCTTCTTCTTCGGTATCTGCACTGGTCCGTACCCACCGACCGTTAGTGGTTGTAGTTATTACGTATGCGCTCCACATTTTACTCATGCTTTCCTCCCAAACACCGCGTCCAGTTCGGCATCGCTCAGGAAGTCTTCAGGGTGCTCAATCTCCTGCGCCGCCTCTGCGATCTCCGGGTTGCGGGCGTTTAACTCTGCTATGAGGGCATCGACTTCGGACAGGAATTGAATTACCCCAGCTTCCATCTCAGCTATCCGGGCATCGTCGCGCTCTACGCGCTTCACAAATAACTGATGCCGCAAAGGTAGACGGGGATCAAAGCTCACAAAGTCCGCAAACTTGCGCTCAGTGCAGGCAAGTTGCCATTGTACCTGCGGCTCGTAATCGGGCGGTAGCCGATCTTCCAGCATATATTTCAAATGCGTGTCCGTCTTAGGAGCTTTTATTTCGATAACGCCATCCACGCCTAGAAGCGAATCTGGACTGGCTCCTGCCCGTTCAATGGTGGGGTGGTAGACAAACCCTACCTGAGAAGTAAGAACGTCGTAGCGGGCCTCGTATGCGGCGCGTGCATACTGCTCCTGCTCGGTTCCCCACTGCATGTAGGGGTTCAGGTAGCCATCCATCATTGGCATATGGCTAAGCGTCTCGGCAACGATCTGGGCGCGGTAGTCGGCCCGCGCTGCCAACTCTTTACCCTTCTTTTCCCCGATCTTACCGAAAGCCAGCACCGCAGCAACTTTAGAAGCGGTAACTTTGCCAGCCCTCGCCTGAAACCAGCCAGAACTACCTTGAGATGAATTGTCTACAATCATTCCGCCACCAAGTCTTTCTGGCGCTGGTTCTTAGCCTTGATGATGTCCGCAATCGCAGACTTATCTCCAAAGGTCTCCGCAGCCCGCTTGTATCCGGTACTATACGTCTTCTTCAGTTCAGTTTCGTTGGCGCTTGCGCGGATGTTATCCAAATGCGTAACCAGTTCAGACTCCGGCATGCCTTCCTTGGAACCCTTGCCACCATCGTCATCAGTGCCAGACGCTGCCAGCCCTGTTGCCGCCAGAAGCGTGTAGCGCTGGAGGTAAGTTACCGTCGAGCCAATCGCCTGGATTGCATTCTTGCTACCGCTGGAGTCTGCCGGGCCAACCAGTGTGGTCGATTCACTATGACCCATATCGTGCGACAGGATACAAGTCACTGACACTGTGCCGCCATCCTGCTTCGTTTCCCACCGGTGCCGAACGCCTACCTTGCTCAGAGCTGGAGTTATCGTCTCCACAACATTATCAATCGAAGCATAGTGCAGGTCGATACTTCCAGCTTTCTTGCTAATGTTTTTATTGATTCGCGGAGGGTCGGCTTTGAACTGCGCCATAGATGCGTTGAACGCTTTTCGGGCCTCATCCGCCTCCACTCGGAGCTTGAGGTCAAATAATTGCGCCATCATCTCCACGCTGGCACCCTGCGCCGCTGCACGCTGAATCAGCGCCATCGGTGTAACTTCCTGCTCTTGCTCCACTACTGCCAGTTCGTTGCTCATGCTGCCTCCGGTTTCGGTTCATATTGCTTGATTCGATAATCCCAAAATGGTGCAAAATTTTCATGTGCTGCAAGCAGGCCCTCCGCAGCTGGTCTACCTACGCATGCCACCAGAGGAAACCACCTTTCTGCGCCCGGAGTGCGCTGCTCAATTACCCATACTCCCTTGGTCACCTGCTGCCTGCTTTCGTTCGCATCTGTATCCAAGCAATCCCGCTAATGTTGCAGATTGCGGTCATGATCCACCACGGCAAGCTACCGAATTCCGTAATGAGCGCAGATGCCAGGCATATGAAGAACACGCTGGCAAAGAAGAACCTCCAAACCTTGCGCCTGCGGTCGAACTCGCGCATGTCGTGCTTGAAGTCCCAGGTATAAGGGCTGTTACCAAGAGGTTCTTCAGGGTAAAGCGCACGATATTCTTTTTCATTCAATGCCATTAGTTTGCCCTCCATACAATAATTCCAAATACTGCTCCATAAAATGCAATTTCAACCATCAGGGCTTT